GATCAGCCCTCCGTCCGGACCTCCCTCGAAGACATTCTCCGGCAGACGAAGAACGTGCAGCGAACGTGGGCGGACGAGATGGCCCGCCGCGTACAGGAGCGCCTATCGGCCGGCGACGACTTCGAGGAGATCGTCGACGCGACCCGCGACCTCGGGGAGGAGCACGCGAGCGGCTACCGCCTCGACCGGATCGTACGGACCGCCTCGAATGCCGGCTTCGAGCGCGGACAACTCGAATCGTTCCGGAAGGCCGGCATCAAGCGCCGAGCGTGGCTGACCGAACGGGACCCTCGCGTACGGGGCAAGCCGGGGGACTCGTGGGACCACCGCTCGGCGGACGGGCAGACGCAGCCGGTCGAGTCTGCGTTCTTTATCGAGAACAACCGGGGCGCCGGCGAGAGCCTCCCGTATCCGGGGGCGCCGTCCGGGAGCCCCGGCAACACGATCAACTGCCGGTGCAGCCAGCGCCCGAAGGCGGATTGACGCGCATCTTACCCGAACCGCAACACCGACCGATGGCCGATACCTACCCGACGCGCACTGAGGATCGCCTGCCGGAGCCGACGCAGGAGCAAATCGGGCTCGCCTTAGAGATCGCCCGCCGCGCTCTCGACGGGGAGCGCATCGAGCTTTACGGCGTCGAGGACGAGGGCAGTGACAACGGCCGCCGCCTCCGCAGCCGGCCCGTCAACCGAGGGCCTATCGAAGAGGCGTAGCGCCTCGGCTCCGTGCCGGTGCCCTCCCGGTAGAACGCCGCCCTGGATTTGTTAAGAAGAGGTTAAGCGTATACGCATAGGGAACAGGTATACGCATTGGGTATATAAGCCAACCCATTAAGACAGGGCGGGGGTCGATAGCTGCTCACTCAAGCTCTACTTTTTGACATGGAAAAGTTCTTCTCCAATAACGGTCGAGAGTTCAGTCTAAGCGCCGGTTACGACTCGTCTTGGGCCGTTAGCTACATCCTGCTCCATGACCATGACTCCGTTTTGACGGAAGAGGGGACCCCGATCAAGTTTCGTTACGGTCGGGGAATGCCCCGCGATAGTCGGAAGGAAGCGATTGAAGAGGCGAAGTCTCGGGTTCGGGATAAGTTCGGAATCCACGAGGGTCCCGTTCCTGCCGATTGGAGATAGCCGCCTGACGAGCCGGTCGGTCCCGGCGAAACGGGCCGTGAGGCCCGTCGCGGTAGCCCGCACTCATTACTCGCTCACTTAAAGCAACAGTCTGTTATGAACACAGCCCCAGAAAAGCACGAGTCCGTTTCCAACGACGCCCAAGCTGATTCGGAGGACCCCGACGAGCTCCCCCTAAGCAAGAACCCCCCACGAGGATTAGCGATGCAGGATGCTCCCAGCGAGCTCCGCAACGAGAGCGACCCGATAGAGTATAGAGCCGCCTGACGAGCCCGGTGGTTCCGGGCGAAAGCGCGGGGGGCGATCCCCCGCTCGCGGTAGCCACTCCGCTCGATACTCGCTCACTCAAAGCAGAATAGCAACCATGACTCGTTTCGAGATCGAAGCTGACATTAACGGAGACGGAATCGGACGCACGCAGGCTGAACTCGATTCAAGGGCAGACGCCCTCCGCAGGGCTCGGTCGCTTGCCGAGAAGGCAGAGGGCCGCGTGCAAGTCTGGATGGAGCGTCTTGACGATAGCGGGCTGACGCGCCGCCGCGTCTGGCAGTCCGAGGCAGTCGAGATCCTTTCGTATTAGCCGTATGACACCTACACACAACGCCCCGTCCCGGCCGATGCCGAGGCGGGGCGTTTTTTTCGCTCACTCAAAGCACCCTCCTAAATGCCTATGCCTACCGTCCGATCCGAATGGGCCGGCGCCGAGATCCGGCGCCTCCGCAAGCGGCTCGGGATGAGCCAGGGCGAGTTTGCCGAGCTTGTTGGCCTCCCGACCTACGACGGAAGCTCCCCCCGTCTCTCCGATATTGAGAACGGCCGCCGGGACCCGTCCGGCCCGTTGTGCAAGCTCCTCTCGCGGATTGCTGACGAGGCGGAGTAGAGGTTGAAACCTCCACGTCGCGGCCGCGTGCATAGCAACTGACTATATTCTTAGACGACCGCGCTCATTCGCTAGAGGGCGGCCCTGACCTCCTCGCCGCAGAGGGGGCCGGGGCCGCCCTTTTCTATTTGCTCCGCCTATGGCTCGACAGACGGCCCGCAGCGCCGACCAGATCCGGTACGAGGGCACCACGGAAGAGGCGTGGACCCCGCCTGACCTGTCCGACTACGCCGACGCGATGGGCGCGGAGGACGTATCGACGACCGGGGACCTTGCGCCGGCCGCGAAGCGCCAGATCGCCGCAATGACGCTCATGGGCGAGGCGCGAGCGTCCCGTTTCGACGAGCTTCAATCGTATCCGGTAACGGAGGCGGGCGGCCGCCTGAACCGGAACGCCCTCGACGCCGCCCGCCGGCTCCGGGGACAGTCCTCCGACCCGGCCGGCATCGAGCGTGTGACGCGCCGGCTCTTGAACGAGGAGTTCGACGCCGGCATCGAGAAGCCGTCGAAGGCGGCGAAGGACCGGACCGACGAGGAGTGGGCCGAGCGGATACAGGCGGGCGAGGAGCAGACGAACTTTCCTCAGGACGGCGGCGACGACGAGCCGGTGATGCAGAACAGCGCGTACGACCAGCCGGACGGGGAGTTCGTCGACATTCTGAAGGAGGAGCACCCGGAGATTTGGGACGCCGGTGGGAATCAGCGCGGGAACGACGCCTACGAGATGTGGCGCCGCTACCGGGACGGGGAGCGGTCCGATGCGGTTAAGGGGTGGATGTACGTCCGGGAGGATTGGGCGGCCCGCCACTCCGAGGACGGGAGCCAGTTCAACAACGACGACGGGCCGGAGCCGGTCCCGAGCAACGTCGGCGGCGTCGTCGCGCAGATGAAGTGGGGCGTCGTGCCGGAAGGGCGCGGGACGCTGACTGCGCAGCAACAGAAAGACGCGATCCTGGCCGCGATCAAGACCATCGAAGAACGGGAGGAGGAGAAGGGCGCCCGCAAGTTCCTACACGAGATCAACGATCTTATGTCGAGCCTCAACGAGCAAGCGGATCGGCAATTGCACCGCACTTCCGGCAAGGTCGGGGACGTTGTGGCAGAGAAGTTTGCGGAGGCCACGAAAGACGAAGAGATCAGCGATCAGGTCGAGGAGACGCTCCGCGAGAAGGCGGAGGAGCACAACGAGGAGCACGCCGATGGGCAGGACGACCCGCACCGGGTCACGTACGGGATGCTCGCGGACGTATTTCGGCGCGGCGTCGGCGCCTACAACACGAACCCGGAGTCCGTCCGGCCGAATGTCGATTCCCCGGAGCAGTGGGCGTACGCCCGCGTCAACTCGTTTCTCTACGCCGTCCGGAACGAAAACTTTCAGGGCGGGGAACACGACCGGGACTTGATGCCGGAGGATCACCCGCTTTACTCAGAGACAGAATCGGACAAACGCGCCGCAGTCAAGATGGACATGCCGGAGCAGGAGCCGTTCGCCCTTATGGGCACCGATCCGGAGATCGGGGAGGCCGGCGCCTATTACCCCCTTTACACCGAGCCGGCAAAGGCGATGATCGCCTCCTACACCGGCGAGATTCACGAGCACGAGTTCGAGGGCGTCGACCGGACGCTCTATATGCAGTCCGACGACCGGCAGGTACACGGCGGCGACCCGGATGAGGTGCCGGAAGGGATGCCTATGGTCGAGGCGATGGAGGACGGCATGGCGATGGACGAGGACGGGATGGCAATGGATGAGGAGGAGGACGGGATAGCCGGGGGCGAAGACGGAATGGCGATGGGCGAAGAGGACGAGGAAGAGATGTACGGCGCGACGGTCGGCGCAAACCGGTACGGCGGCCCGCGCAAGGATACGCTCGTCACGCGGGGGCAGGGCCTCAAAATGCTTTCCGGCGTCAAAGCAGACGGGACCGTGAAGGTCGGCGGCTACGGCATCCTCTTTACCGGCCCGGACGACCCGGACCTCGACGGGCAGTTCTTTACGGCGGAAAGCGACTTCTGGCTCGACGGCCGGAAGGACGCGGCGGCGTGGGCAATCTACGGGCACGGCATGGACGAGGTAATGGGCGTAAAGCGCCTGTCCCCGACCCCGTGGAAGGCCGAGATCGACGAGGCCGGCGTGTGGATGGAGGGGCAACTTGAAATCGCAGACAAGTACGACGAGATGCTCGTCGAGGAAGGCATCAAGCCGGGGAAGATGGGCCTTTCGACCGGCGTGCCGCCGCACCTCGTCCGGACCGAGCAGAAGGGCGGAGCGGAGCACATCAAGACGTGGCCCTTCGCGGAGGTGTCGATCACGCCGCAGCCGGCGGAGCCCGCGACACGCGGGCCGCTCGGCGTGCAGAAGGGCGGCGCGGTCACGCCCCTAAAGGGCCTCCGGATGCCCTCGTTCAAGTCCGTCGTCGGCTCGCCCATGCCGACCGGGAAGGCCCTCTCGACCGATCAGAAGATCGACAAGATCCGTCAGGCGTGGCTCGACGAGTACGACACACGCGAGACGCACGCCCACGTCGCCGCCGTCCGCCCTGCGGGGCGTACCCGCTTCCCTCACTCTTTCGCATAAGCGAACCGAACACGATGTTTACGATTGTCTCTATTGCACTCTTTGCCCTGTGCGCGGCCGTCGCGGCGCTCGCCGGAGACGGCGGCCTCCTCCTCCTGGCGGCGGCGCCGGCTGCCGCGAGCGAGGAGACGCTGAAGGAGCTGAAGCGCAAGATCGAGAAGGTCGTGGACCCGGAGGACGGCCTCGTGAAGAAGGTCCGCGAAATGGAGAAGTATCAGGCGGACATGAAGCAGAAGGTTCAGAACCGGTGCCAAGAGATTGCCGACAAGGTCGACGAGGTAAAGGAGGCCGAAGCGAAGCGGCGCCAGAAGATCAAGGAGGAGCTACACGAGCGCCTTGACGACCTTGCGATGGCCGGCTCCGGCGGCCGGGGCGGGAAGCGCGGCCTCGCGCAGAACGTCAAGTCGGCCCTGAAGCAGAGCCGGATCGGGTCGGAGATCAATTCGAACTCTGGCGCGAACGAGTCGGCGTCGGTAAACTTCGGGATGGGCGTCAAGGATATTGTCGACGCCCCCGGCGATGCGGCCGAAGGCATCACGCCTACGGAGCGGATTCCGGACATCAGCACCGAGCCGCGCCGGACGCCGCAGGTGACGGACCTGCTGCCGGTCGAGCCGGTCGGGACCGGCTCCGTCGACTTCGTGCAGGAGGTCGCCACGCCGAACGACGTAGGCTCGCAGGGGAACCAGGGGCAGGCCCTTCCGCAGTCCGAGTACCGGTTCGAAGAGAAGACCGCCTCGATTGAGACGATTGGGCATCACGTCCCGGTCGCCCTTCAGCTTCTTGACGACGTGGAGCGCCTCGAAAGCGTCATTCGGCGCGTCATGGACACCGACCTTCAGAACAAGGTCGACCGGAAGGCGCTCCTCGACGACGGGACGAGCGGGCAGCTCGACGGCCTCGTGCCGAACAGCCGCGCCTACGACCCGAACCTCGAAGCCGAGATCGTGGACTCCGGCGGCAACGCGACCGTGACGGACCTCGACCGGATCATGGTCGGCATCACGCAGCTTACGCGGGACTCCTTCAGCCCGACCGGGATCATCCTCTCGTCCCTGAACTGGAGCGCGATCCAGCTTATCAAGGACAACGAGGGCCGGTACATCTTCGTGCAGCCGCAGTCCGAGTCGAGCCCGCGCCTCTTCGGGCTGCCCGTCGCGGACACAAACGCCCTGCCGGAGGGCTCCGCCCACATCGGCGCCTACGAGCAGGCCGCGCAGATCGCGGACCGCGAGGAGTCGGGCGTGCAGGTGTCGACGGAACACGCGGACAACTTCACGAAGCTGCGGGCGACCCTTCGGGTCTACGTCCGCCTTCAGGTGCTTGTCCGCCGCCCCGATGGGCTGATCTCGATTGACGACGAACTCGACGCGCAGGCCCCGACCGCCGCTTAATCCGGACGGATAGGCTCATTCTCGGCGTCGGCACCGGGCGCTGCGGGACAAAATTCCTCACGCGCCTGCTTGCCGGACAGCCGCAGACCAGCGCCACGCACGAGCGAAACGGCCACAGGGTCCGGTGGGGGTGCCGCCGGCCCCCTGGCCGTTTCGCTTATGGCAGGACACGGGGCGAGCGCCCGTTCCCGTACAGGGCGAGGGCTTCCGACTACCTTCCATAGACTAGACCACCGCCATGCCGACACGAATCAGAGCTACGGCGCCGTTCTCGAACGACCGCTACCTCTCGCACCTCGACGAGAACCGCGTGCGGCGCGGGCAGGAGGTCGAGGTCGAGGACCGCTACGCCGAGCGCGTCGTCAAGAAGGGGATTGCCGAGGTCGCCGCCTCTGACGTCGAAACGTCGGGAGAGTGGGCGCTCGGGGAGCACGCCGCGAGCGGCTACTACTACGCCCGCTACGAGGGGGAGCGCGTCGACGAAGAGGACGGCGGGTACATGACGGTCGGCCGGGGGGAAGAGGACGCCCAGGCGGAGATCGACCGCCGGAACGAGGAGGGCCTTACGCCGGCGGACTGCTAACTGACTCTTCGAATCGACGCCCGACACGATGCAGGGACTCCCTACGACGGCACTTTGCACGCTCGGTCAAGCCGAGCGGGCCGCCCTCGGCAGCGAGGCGGGCCTCGAAGACGTGTTCGCCGGCGAACTGGCGGAGCAGGGGGCGCAGCTTATCGCCTCTGCCTCGGGCCGGGTGCGGCAGTACCTCGGCCGCGACCTGATCGCCCGGACGGAGCGGGACCTAATCGCCCGCCGGGACTGGCAGGTAGAGGCCCGCGCCCCGGTCGACCACAACTACCGGTACGTGCCGGACGGGCGCCCCGTCCTTGCCCTCCTCGCGCCGTATGACGGCCGGGACGTGCTCGTGGAGGACGACGAATACCTCTTCGCCCCGACCCGATACGAGGAGCCGGTCGAGTACGTCGTCGGCTACCGGCGGCCGGACCAGGAGGACCTTTCGGCGTTCCCGCAGGCCGTTCAAGGCGCCCTCTCGGGCGTAGGCGAGATCCCGACCCTACCCCGAGACGTGCAGCAGGTCACGGCGCAGATCGCCGTGATCCGGGGCCGACAGGCGCTTCAAGGGCTCGTCGGGCAGTCGAGCGTGCAGCAGGACGCCGGGGAGTTCTCCGCCTCCCTGTCCCTAAGTCAAGCGGACCGGCAGGCCGAGCGCCGGCAGCTTCAAAAGATTCACCACAGGCGCCGCCTCCACTGATGGCAATCGAGCACAACTACGACGATTTTGCCCGCGCCTTCGACGAGAAGCGGGGCGCGATCAAGAGCGAGGTGCTCCGCCCGGTCGCCCGCTTTACGAACGTGCGGTTCGGCGCCCTCGCGACGGACAAGTACATGCGGGAGGGCGGCGCGACCTTTACGGAGGGCTCGACGCTCGGCCCGAACCGGCAGACCGGCACGGGCACGCTCCGGCGGGACAAGGGCACGCTGACGCAGGCGGTCAACTCCTCGTTTAAGGACGGGAAGCGGCGCGGACAGATCGACGTAGCGATCACGGCAAACGGGCTGACCTGGACGAAGGTGATCGGGGTAGGCGACGACCTGAATTATGCGGCGATCCACGAGTTCGGCGGCACGATTGAGGTGCCCGTGACCGAGAAGATGCGCGGCTTCTTTTGGGCGAAATACTACGAAGCGGGCGGCGGGAGCGAGGACTTCGAGACGGCGCAGGGGGCGACGACGGCGGCGCATTGGAAGGGCCTCGCCCTCGGTGCGCAGAAGCACTCGTCGTTTACGATTGAAATGCCGGCACGGCCCTACGCCCGCCCCGCGATGGCGGACGCCGAGCCGGAGATCCAGCAGAAGACTAGCGATCTGTTTTTCGACCTAATGAACAGCCTATGAGCAGCGAGGAGCTTGTCGGCGCCATTCCGAAGCGGGAGGCCCTCGCGGGCGT